TAAATGGAATTGATCCTGCCATGCCACTAAAGACACCAGGCTGTGAGCCAGTAGGCAACCCACTGATAACGGCCTCTGAGTTCTCCATCTGATTGGCAAAGCCTGCGGCATTTGCCTCGCCCTCTGTCGGCTTTGGCGCAGCCTTACCTTTAAGGGGTGTGCCGCCGGGGCCAGACACTGGAATTGCAGGTAGACCAGGAACCTTGGGCACATAGAACACGCCGTCTTCATTCTCCATGCGCTCATACTGGCCGCGCACGAATTCGCCCTCAGAAATGTTTAATCTGCGAGTCTCCATGCCAAGGCGCTGGCGTTCCATTTTGAGTCGCTCAACATCCATTCCAAGGCGCTGGGCCTCCATATTTAGACGCTCTTGCTCTACTGGCGTGATGCCTGTTCCAAATACTTCGCCGCCCTTCAATGCGCCTTTGTCAAACGCCGTCAGCTTGCCATCAACGTTTTGCAATACCACCTCGCGCTTGGGTCCAAATCCTTCCAGCGTCCTAATATTGCCGCCTTTAAACTGCTGAACCATCACAGGATTACCGCTTGCATCAGCCACCTCAAATGGTTGTCCCGTCACCTCTTCGCGTGGCTTGATTGCCATTGCCATCTTTTGATATGCCTCGGCTTTTCCAGGATCTGAGGAGGCAAACATATCAGCCGCCCTCATAAACTGCTCATAGCGAATATCCTGTTGGGACATAGCTTGTCCCTCTGGGATTTGTCCAATCATGGCCGCACGCTCAACTGTCGGGCCGACAGGCATCCCAGGTGCGGCCAAAGCCTGCTGCGGCGTGATCGGCACACCCGCCGTAGGCGCTTGAGCGCCAAAGATCTGCTCAAGCCTACGGCGCTGCTCTTGTGCCAACTTGTACTCATCCAACTTCTGCCTAGTCAGCAACTGCTGAATCGCACCCTCTTGGGCCTTGCCATAGGATGAAGTGCCAGCCTGCAAGCCTGCACCAAGCGCTTGGCCCAGTGAGATGGGCACTGGAGATGGGCCACCTGCTTGGAGCAGGGCCGCAGCGGTGGACAGCAGCGCTTGGCGCTGCATCGACTCTTGCTGTTGAGGGGTCAGGTACTCGCTCAGGGCAGACGTGCCGCCACCAAACAAGTCACCCAGCAAGCCCATGTTCATTGTTGCCATGATGTTTGTTCCTTAACCTAGACCCAGCAAACCGCCAAGGATTGCGCCATAACCTGCATACTGAGGGTTGGCAGTGCCACCCAAGATGCTGCCCAACTGAGCGCCACCCAAAGCACCGCCAAGACCACTTGCTGTCTGGTTGCGGAAGATCGGTGTGGTTGTCGTACCGCCAAGGTTGGGCACGTTCTGGCCCAGAGCACTGCCAGTCAGGCCAAGGCGCTCGGATGCCAGGTTGCGTGCAGCGTCAAGCCGCGCCTGGGCCAACTGCTGGCGTTGCTGCTCGGCAGTCATCACGGCCTGCGCACCCGTCATTCCCAGGTTTTGCTGCTGGGCACCCAAAGCACCCAACTGGCCCACGGCAGTCTGGCGTATGCCAGCACCAGCAATCTGGTTGGCAGCGTTGGCCCTGGCCGCTTCCATGGCCCTGGCAGCATCAGTTTGGCCGAAACCGGCAGCCGTGGTAAACCCGGCAGAGCGCAACTGGGCGGCAGTGTTGGCTGCTTGGCGCATATAGTCTTCATTTGCGATGGACTCGGCCACTGCCTGGCGCGAGCCACCAAATGCCCTCGCGCCTGTTGCTCGAGCTTGCTGTGCCTGCTGAGAGATCTGACGCTGACGCTCAATGTCTGCCAGCGTACCCTGCACCACTTGTTGCTCGTAAGGGTTTTGGTATGCACCCATGTACTGGGCACCCGTCATGGCCTGGATCTGCTGGGGTGTGTAGCCTGCCTCTGCGAGTGCCAACTCGGCAGCCCGGTTGGTTGTCTGCTGACCAGCACCGCCAATGCCGGTGGCCGTGAGCTGCTGCTCTGCCGTGGCATAGCCTGGGGTGAAACCCTCAAACTGACGGGTTCCAAGACCTGCCGCTGCGGTTCTGGCATCAGCCAACTGCTGCAAATATGCAGCCTTAATGTCAGGATCAATGGACGTTGAGCTTGTTGAAGATGACGGCGTGCTGCTGCCACCCAATGCCTTTGCGGCCAAGCCTGCGCCAGCCAGTGCAAGATTGGGGTTTTCTTTTGCAAAGTTCACTGCGCTACCAAGTAGGCCGCTGCCACCAGCAGCACCGCCAGCAGCGGCGCCACCAAGACCAGATGAAAGTTCTGCTGCTGTTTGTGCTGCAAGAGCACCAGCGCCCATGCCAGCGGCAGTTCCAGCGCCAGCAAGGGGAACGGCAGATGAAATTTCTGCCGCTGTTTGTGCCGCAAGAGCACCAGCGCCAGCACTGCCAGCACCAAAATATTCCATTGCCATTGGCACACCATAATATGCAGCAACTGCTGCTGCTATTGCAGGTGCATTCTGAGACAAGCTCAGATCTTTATCTGCCTTTGCCAGCGCATTGCTGGTGCTGCCGATAGGATCTTGAACAAAACTGCTTGCGGCACTGCCTAGTTGATTTAATGCGCCCATTTGAACCTCATTGTGGCTTCGTATGTTCTGAACAATCCATCATCGATCTTCTTGATCTCTGATGGGTGAGTGAGTTGTGCAATCAAGTCATTGATGCGAGGGTTGTCGTAAAACGTGACCGCATAGTCGTACCCGTTTTCCTTCAAGTCATCGAGGTACTTCTGCACGTTGGACACAAGGTCTTTGGCACGCTCACCATTGATGCAATGAAACTCGATGCCGTTCTTCTCGATCTTCTTTGTCAGGATCAGAGTGTCACCCTGACGCACAACAAAGTTGCCTGTCTTGGGTGCATTCATCAACCCATCAAAGTAGGCATCAACTGTCATGGCAAAGCCACCATAGTTTTTTGCCAGGTCTTCGGTGAGGATTTGTCTAATGTCTTTCATGGTCAAATTTTAAGCCTCAACGCTTGCCAGCGGCGATCACATCCAAACGGTTAATGCCAACTCTCCAGTCATCGAGCACCGCCCCTGTGTACCTGACCTTTACCTGGCGACCAGTGAACCGCACGTCTGTCGGCTGACTTGCCGTATATGGGCCGTAAGTTGTCTCGGTTGAGGTTGGATACATTCGCGTCTTGAACGACACAACAACCTCGCCCAGGGTTTGCTCATCAGGGATCAACTGACGCACGCTCATCACCTGCTCACCCGTTCCGATCTCCACAGGACCAGACTCAGCGTAAGGCGCGACAGAGTCATAGGCAAACCCGACTTCATGCTCGTAGATGTACCCGTCAGCAGAAACCATCAGCGGGTTCAAGTAGACCCCACGGTCAGTGCCAGCCGTGCGAGACAGTGAGCCAATGGCCCAGTGGTTCTCGCGGTAGTTGTAGGTGACATATGAGTCATTCTCATTTGACTGACTTGACGGGTAAAACCAAATGATCTCGCCATACTTGGAGTTGTGGACAGAGTAGATCTTGCTGGCCTGGTTGTAGTTGATGTTTTGGAAGATGTAGTCACCAACGTCAGACACCAGTGGTTTTACATACCCGTCATAGACCCAGAACCCTGACTTGCTCATCCAGATTGCAGCCGTGTCAATGGCCGCGACAGACTGAGATGAGATCAACCCGCAACCAGAACCGGCCTTCTCAAATGAGTAGACGTAAGGTAACCCAATATAGGTGCCAACGTGAACGTCAACATCTGTAAACAGCAGGTTGACACCTCGCACGCGCTTGCCAGCCTTGAGAGATCCGACAGTTGTAAGCTCAAAGTCACCGGCCTGGTTGGTGGCTGCCGGTGTCCATACGGTATTGTTTTCCTGGTCACACCATTGAACCTTGCGGGGATTGCCACCAGCGCCCAGCGCAAATACAAAACGCTCTGACGTTGTCATCACGGCATTGCAACTCGTTGGCGCGTTGGTGATGGCAGCGGCCAGGGTTGGTGTTGAGAACCCCAACTGCCACTCATAGAGCTTGCCATCAGCGTCTGAGCAGGCGACCAAGTATTCGCCCCAGGTATCCAGACTCCAGGTTGTGGCTGGCGTGATGCTGCCAGTGTCTGGGCGCTGCACGCCATAGGCAAAGTTGCCATATGTGGAGTACCCGTACCCGGTCTTGGTGGCTGCATCAGCAATGCCAACAGTCAAACCTGTCGGCGTAATGTCTTTGAGCGTGCCAGCCTCATTCATGGCGTAGAGCTTGGAATTCGTACCGGCAGCGATCCAGCGGTCCCCTGAGTTGTCGCGCCAGGTGATCAAGCCCCGGCATGACCCGGTGAGCTGGGATGCCGATCTCTTGCGCCATCCACCAATGGGACGCAAAGTACCCTCAAACCAGCGAACCAGGTTGGCGTCAAACCACCGTCCGGCTGACTGATATTCAGTGCCGTTGCGGTAAACGCCTGGGGGGATTCTGAGTGCGGTGAGTGCCATGATGGGATTATGCGGAAAGATTGGACACAAAACTCACTGTGGCAATGACTGAGGGTACCGCTGGCCGGGTTGGACTGGTTCCGGCAGCAAAGTGCTCAATGGAGACGCCAACGTCTGATGGCCGCCACATGAGTTGGATGTAATCGCTCTCAGCCAGGTCCACAAAGTAATTCAAAGCCCCGATCATGTGAGATGGGTCTCCTGAGCTTTTTCTGGGCGTCAACCCAAACCGCGACCCTGAATTGGCAATGTCAGTGCCATTCTTGCGAAACCAGACCTCAACGTCTTGCGTGTCATTGGTTGTGTTTTTAAATTGCACGCTAAATTGCACGTTATACAAACCACCCTGCGACACATTCAAACGTGAAGTATTTGACAGAGTGATCCCATTTGCATAGTCAGTTGTGTCAAATGTGATGGCATAGGCCGTTGTGGTGTTGGCCGCTGCCTGGTCGGTTGCGTCCTGAAACGCACCATAAGGGAGGTTCAAGTACTTGCCACCTCGCGGCCCAAGAACCGTTGACAGGATATTGGTGAGCTTGCGAAAGTACACCAGCAAGCCGCGATGGGATTGCGCAGTCAGGCGCTCGTCATAGACTGCGCCAGGTGAGGGCAGGTCTGGCGGCGCCGGGGTTTCGAGCTGCTGATACAGGTTTGTCATGTCAGGACTGCCAAGGCCTCATTAATGTGTTTGATGCGGTCTTCCAAACCGATTATCCCGCCATTAATTTTGCGCGTTAAGGCTGCCCAGTCCCCTGACTCGGCCAGGCGATTGCAGTCATGCGTTGACCAGAACCATCCTGCCGTCAAGGCAGCGTACTTGGGAGTGGCGACCAGTTCTGGCTGCATGACAAAGTCAACGCCCAGGGCTTGGCCTGCGTGAAAATAATTGCTGTGGCCGGTCAATTGGATGCAACCTCTGCCAATAAACCTGGCGGCGTCCCCTGATGCCTCGTTGCGGTTTCCCATACGATCACAGTAAACCTTGTTGGCGATCTTGCTAGGCTGACCAGCGTACTGGTTGGCAACGTCAAGAGTAGGGAAACGCTTGGGCCACAACTTCATCAAGGTGGCAGCGCGATAGTTCAAGTTCTCTTGCAGAACCTTGAAGTGTCCACATTCATGGCCGCATTGACCGATAAACGCTGCCTGCTGTCTCTTGGTGGAGATATTGAACCGGCCAAAGGTTTCATTGAGCGCATCGACCCACTCGGGGCCAATGTGCAGCTTTTTGAGTTGATCACTATTTACCATTGATCTGCTCCCTCACTTTGTTGTAGGTGTCGATGCAGGCATTGAGCTGGACGGTGTTTCTGTCTCCCTCGATGGCGATGGCGACAATACTTTTAATAGCCTCGCTGTAAGGGTCGGGTCTTTCTTCTCCGCGATCTCTGCTGGGAGGGCTGGCATCTGGGGTGGCTGATACGCAACTTGGGGCGGCTGGGACCGGGAGGCGCAACCGGCCAGCATCAACAAGAGCATTAATGTCAGACTGTTTTTTGTTGATCTCATTCTTGGCCTTTCGCAATGTTTCGGTTTGGTTGTTGAGTGAAGACGCCAGCTCTTGCTCTTTGGCGCGTGACTCTTCATTGAGCTTGGCAATGTGAGCCTGCATCTCAGCGTCCCGGTCAGCATACCCAGCATGATGGCCGTAAGCGTAGGCACCGCCAATGGCAATCATGGCCGCGATGATCAGGTATGGATTCACTGCCCAGCCTCACGTCTTGCTGCCGCGATCTCCTCGCGGACGTGATCGGGTTCCAAGTGCTCGGGTGGCGTTGTCGGTGGAGGTGGCGGCGTCCAGCTCTCATCCAGAGGTGGATTGATCCAGACAGGCAGAGCACCGCTGGGAGGCGCAGAAACAGGGCTAGGAGGCGCTGGCGCAGCCGGGGCAGGTGTAGGTGGCGGTGTAGGGTTTATCGCGGCGGTGACGGCCCCCACAGCACGCTTGCCTACGATGCCGCCGATACCGCCAACAATGAGCAGCACAATGTCATTGAGCATCTTGGTGTATGCCTGGTCAATTGGCGCCATAGACTTGATGGGTTGCGTCACAAACGTCACGCTGTACAGCAAGGCGATCACAATGCCAAATAGGATGATTGTGATCATCACCACAACAAAGCCCCAGATTCGGACCTCGATCTCTTCGGCGCTGTATTTACTTTGATTTGACAACATCGGGTTCCACCTTCTTTTCAAGCACTGGGGCAACAAGATATTCTGGGCACGTCTGCGTGAATTGGCATTGAGGTTTCTGGCACTCTTTTAATTCAAAGTTGCTGGGGTTCTGGCAGGTATATCGATACCGATCCTCGCACCCGGCCAGGACCATGATGGTCAGACAAAGCAGCATTCGCATTTACTCTTCCTTCCTGTTGTCATGGCCCATCTTCTTTCGGTCTTCCTCGAGCTGCTTGCGCAGCCTCTCCATGCGATCAATCTGAGCTTTGCTTTCCTTTTGCACTGCCAGGGTATCGAAATATATTATCGAAATTATCGGCAGCATCAAACAGAAAACCAGCACCATCGCAATGAGCGCGATCAAAAACCCCATCTTGTCTTTCGGTCCATCACTAGGAGTGACCAAAACACGCTGAGATACACGATTATCAACAAGGCGGCTCCCAGGTAGATTGCTTTGTCTTGCAGGTCCGCGATTACCCGTCTTCGTTGCCATTTCGCCTGCGCCTCACGTTGATCACGCACTGCCCTAGCTTGCTCTTGCTCCACTGCAATCTGCTCACGCATCTCATTGAACCGTGTCCAAAGATCTCCCAACTCTGGTGGCGACTGATAGATCATTTGCTCGCGCAAATCAGTCTCCATCTGTCTCAACTGGGTGAGCACAAGGGTACGCTGCAAGGCACGCTCTGCCAGAGAGTCTGCGCCATCGTAGACCTCTTCCTTTGACTTGCGCTCTTCCTCAAGGTAGTAATCTTGGATCTGCTGCTGGTGCCGCATAAATTCACCAAGGCTTTTTGCAATGTTCCCCATGACCTGGTTGGGGTCATAAGCAGCCACTTCTTGCACTCGCTTCTGTTCAGCAACGATCTGCTTTTTCTGTTCCTTGCTTGGGTTTGGCCCAAACATTCCACCGATTTCCTTGACGATCTTTTTAACGTCACCGGCAACATTCTTAGCCTCTTTATACGTTGCGACCCCCTGCTTGATAGCGCTGAATGCGCTAGAGGCCATAAGCAGGATGCTGATTGGGTCCACATCTTACAAACCAAAGATCTTTGCAAACAGAGATGCAGCAGCACCAGGACCCAGCAAGACGGCCACAATCACAGCGTAAAGCAAATACTCGATCTTGGTCATGCGCTCTGACCCCTTTGCAAGAGAGTCAGAAATGAATTTCATCCTCTCTGTGCAAATGGCCTCATGCACCGCCAGCCGTGTCTCAGTAGAGTCAGACATTCCAAGGCACGCCAGTGGCTTTGACAGGTGCTTTCTGTTCAGCGATTTGAGCCAGCAAAGAATCCTCAACAGCATCCTTGTCCACAGACTCCCACACCCACGCCAGCACTGCATCTTTGGTCAAGTCGGTATAGGGAATGGTTGCAGTGCCATCACTCCATGAGCAAGTGCTATACACAGATGCAGAGTAATCGCCATCTGTTGCAGTTGCTTGCCAATGTGCGGTAGTGACAAAACCATCTGAGGTTTGTCGGTCAAGTTGACTGATGTTCCAAGTAATCATATTATTCCTTTTAACAAGCCATCAAAACACAAGGCACACAGTAAGAACCATCTGCGTATGTGCAAGTGACATGAGTTGAAGTTACTTTAGCAACTGTCTTTGACCGCACAATGTCATCACCTTGTGGCTTGGCAGTGCCATCACCAGCAGACATGAGCAAGTCGCCACGGGCAACAGTTGTTCCTTGAGCAATGCGGATAATCATGTCGCCTGTCATCGCCATGTTGATTTCGTCAACACTATGTTGCTCGTCATAAGTCCAATTTACAAACACACCAGCAACATTGGCATCACCTTCAACATCAGATACCTTAACCTTATTTAACTGTTCGTTAGCAACAGGGTTGCCATCAACGTCTGTGTAAACATTCATTGCATCAAGGTTGGAAAGCACAGTACCTTTGACAATTGATTCATCTTTCGGTGCTGTGGTTTGCGCCCAGCGGGACAAGTGACCGCCGTTGTATGAGACTGTTGTGCCTGATACAGAGATTGTGCCTTCCGTTGTATTGGCTTGTGCAAACTGAACAATATCTCCGTCTGATGTAAGCCTATTTAAATAAAGAACTTTACCCTCAACGCCTTCGGCTGTGATGTATGTATCGCCCTGTGACTCAACTAAAAAACCAGCAACAGCAGCCGAAGCACTTGTTTTCCCCACCATAAAGTTACCGCTGGAGTCGATACGCATACGTTCTGAGCCACTATTTTTAAATATCATTGCAACACCAGTTAATGGTGATTCAATAAATGTATCTGCATTGGCAAGATTAGAGTCTGTATAAAATTGCAAGCCAGAACTACCACCATTTAAAAACTTAACCCCAGTAGATAAACCTGAACCAATTTGGGTGTGTAGTTTTGCACTAGGCGAAGAAGTACCAATCCCCACATTACCGCTGGAGTCGATACGGGCTCGTTCTGTTTGTGTTGAACCATCAGAGCTAGTAAAAAAACCTATTGATGGACTGTTAAAAAGAGAATCAACAGCAACAAATCGACCAACACCATTAGAATAGTTAACTATAGCATATTGACCTGTTTGACCTTCTCGGTTTACACGCAAGCCTTCTGTAAACACGTTGGCTGTTGAGGGAGTAATGTGCAATTGAGAAGCAGGACTTGTAGTGCCAATACCCAAATTACCAGCACTATCAAACCTTGCGGCCTCTACACCGCCTTCAGCAAAGGCAATGGTGTCAGCCGCAGGAAAGAAGATGCCTGTGTTGGTGTCGCCATCATTGGTGATTGATGGAGATGCAGCAGATCCATCAGCAAACTCAACAGTTGCAGATCCCGTGACCGTCAACGTCCCAGCAACTGCCAGCGTCTTGCCAGCTCCAACATTTAAGCCAACGCTGGTGCCCGTGCCAGCAGCCGCAAAGACTGCGTCAACGCCGTCAAGGTCAGTATTGATCTTGGTTCCCCAAGTGTCAGTGCTGGCCCCCACCTCGGGCTTGGTCAATAAAAGGTTGGTCGTTGTCGTATCTGCCATTTTTTACCCCTATGCGGCCTGTTGCCACGATGTTGAATTGTCTGCGATCTGCGTCCAGGTTTCACTGGTGTCTGACTCTGGAGTCCACGTCTCTGCCGTGTCGGACACTGGCGACCATGTCTCTGGTGTATCTGACTGGGCGGTCCAGGTTTCGCTTGTGTCGGGAATCGAACCCCATCCGAACCCAACCATGACCCCAACAGATCCCACCGCCTCATTTCCGATTATCGCAACAGTGATGACGTTTGACACACTGCCAACAGCGCCAGTCCCAGAAACACCTGTGATGGCCTGGAAAGAGATCACCTCTGCCGACATGGTGCCCACAGCACCAGTGGCAGCGTTGCCAGTTGTGGCCGTTGACCTGGTTACCCCAACAGAGTCAACTGCACCCGTGGCCGCATTGCCACTGAGGTCGATTGACCTGGCAGGCGAAACAGTGCCAACGTCCAGCGTGGCCGCATTGCCGGTGACTGCTTTGGATGAATCTGGCGCCAGCGTGCCAACGGCACCCGTGGCTGCATTGCCGGTGATGGCAATGGTGATGGTGAGCGTGACGGTTCCGACATTGCCGGTGGCAATGGTTCCATCTTCCTGAATTGATCTGTCGGCCAGTACAGTGCCAACAGCGCCAGTGGCCTGGTTGCCACTGATAACGACATTGCCTATGCCGTAGACGC